GTGATCCAGAAGAAAGCAGGTGTGGAAATTGGTGTGATTGCCGTGGATGAAATCTGGAATGAACCCTTGACCGAATACGGTCCTGAATATCCACATAACAAAGTGATCAGAACCAGAAAGCATATCATCGAAATCGATGATACTGAAGGCAAGGAACGAATAAACATTTATCATGGATCTGGAACCTTTGATGAAATTCACCCGGATGGATCGAAGGTCCAAAAGACAAATTCCCTTACCCAACAGGCCAATCGATATCTGATCATCGATGGTGACAACAATGTGTTGGTCAAAGGTAACTATAATATAACTACCAGAAGTGGTGATCTAAATATTCAGGCCGATATTGGCAATGTGAATATCAGGGTGACCACGGGTGATGTCAACATCGAAAGTCTAGTTGGTGATGTCAATGTGAATACAGTTGGTGAAGTGAATATCAATTCAGCAAGTGGCGTGAACATTTCGGCATTGGCAAATATAATTGTCCGTTCAGGTGGTGTGATCACCTTAAATTAAATGGGCATCGTGGGCATACCCGATCAGGTATATCCCACGGGATATGATAAGCATGAACGGGAATAAAATGGACTTTAGGGCAAGTTTCGTGCCAAATATTCCCGAAAGGGTATATTTTCTTGATTAAGAAAATGGTCCATTAAAGGAACGTATTCGGCTTTAGTGTCACTTTAAAGCATCATTAAGGCCTTAATTCGCCTTTAATGTCCAGTTGAACCATCGTTATAATGCGCAAAATAGTGGATCTTAAGCATCCTAATGCGCAACATAGTGGACATAAAGAAGTACCGATAAAACGCAAATAAGGAAGTCTGAAGGGCATTTTATGGGGTTACCAGTAAGCAGATTGACCGATCAGGGATTGGGTGATGATAATTGCCACGATTCAACCAAAAAAAATGTCACCGGGATAATCATTCAGGGATCGGGAAATGTCATAACAAATGGACTGCCAACTGCCCGGCTGATGGACATGGTAATGCGTGGTGATGGACACACCGGAATCATTGTTGGTGGTGCAGCCAAAACCCTTGTAAACGGTTTACCAGTTGCACGTATAGGTGATCCATTCGTGGGTTGCTTTACAGGAACATTAATCGAAGGTTCAGGAAACGTATTGGCAGGATAAAATGACTGATATAAATTTTAGGATTCGACCACGAATTATAACAGAAATCGTATCATATGGTTGGGCATCGGATGAAGCACATCTGACCTTTCTGGTAACTGATGAATACCCGAATACTGTAAAGAACCTTGGCAGTATTATCAGCACATTGGAAAACGAATTAGGCCGATTAGAACAGAAAGTGATGGTGATCAATGATGTGGTTTTGGATGTGGCTGAAGCAAATGTGCAACCCCTGTTGGAAGCAAAACGGGTTTCAAATGCGTGGTATGGTCCGGTTGATTATATTGGTGATTTCGGAAATTCGAATATTTCTGATTGGCAAATTTGGGATGTTGGCACAGGTGGTGGAATTGCAGGAACGGGAACAGGACCGGGAACCTTCACAACCATTGGTGACACAACACCTTTATTTCCAAATGGTTCACCCGTGACCGTGAATCCGGGTGGAATCATCAGGCTTGTGGCAAGTGCAGTTTTTGCCATTGGTCCGGGCTTGACAACTGTAACTTTGCAAGCAGGTGCAGCAATTCCATTAGGTGCATTGACCGCAATTCCCGGACAAATCGTTTATGTTTACAATGGGGTTGGTTGGGATTCGGATGCAGCAATCACGCAGGAAGTTGAATCATTCGCAACCGGGTATGACCATTTAACACACACATTGGGATTGACCGGAACATACGGATTAAATGAACGAATCGCACAGCTTGAAACAGGCCGGGATCTGCAAGATGCCAATAAAGCAGCATATGAAAATTTCATCATTTGGTATGAACCATATATGCAATAAAAGTAAATAGGTAACAGGGGAACCATGCCAACTTATAACGATTTACCATACGATTTAACACGGGATGAATTCAATGATGTTGATCTGCTTGAAGATCTTGAATCTATCAGGCAATCCATAAGAACCATCGTGTTGACTAAAATCGGAACCCGGACACGGTATCAAAATCCGTTGTTTGGATCGGGTGTGGCTGATCTTCTGTTTGAAAAAATAAACGTATTCACCCTTTCCCGGATCGATGAAGAAATAAGCCTTGCAATAGGCAATTGGGAACCACGGGTTTCTGTGATTGCAGTTGATGTCAACATCAACCCTGATCGAAATGAATTGAAGGTCCAGATAAATTTTAGGGTGATCAATTTAGATATCATTGATGAAATCACTATAAACTTAGCAGTTTTAGTATAAGGATAGGAACATGGCAGATATAAAAGAATTTTATAATGTGGATTTTAACGATCTGAAGGTTCAGTTTAAGGACTTCATTTCAACCCATTCAGATTTTCTTGATTACAACTTCGAAGGATCTGCACTTTCACAGCTTTTGGATATCATGGTGTTTTCACTTCAATACCAGAATATCTATTTGAACATGACCGCAAATGAACTGTTTTTCAGACATGCGCAGATCGATGATAACATTTATAAATTGGCAAATATGTTCAACTACCTGCCAAAAAGAAAATCTGCTGCATATATCGAAGTCATACTTTCCAGACTTAATCTTGTGCTAAACGGAACGATATGGGAAGGCGCAGGTGATGATACCCAACCTGATCCACCTGATGATTGGACATTGGCAACAGCAGTTGTTGATGGACTTTACACCATCGAAGATGAAGCTTTGAAGATCGAACAGAATGGTGGAATTCCATCCATCACGCAAGCCATTACAACCGTGATCGGTCAACCGTATGAAGTCACCATTGCCTTCAGAACAGGCGCAACCCAATCGGCAAGGGTAAGGATAGGTACAACCGATTTAGGCGCAGAATTAGACGATTCAGGCGCATTGCTGAACACAGATTGGGATAGCTACACAGTTGATTTCGTGGCAACCGCAACCACCACATATATCACCATTGGTGCTGATGATGATTTCATCGGGGAAGCTGTATATTTCGATGATCCACGTATCACCTTGGATAGCAGCATCACCATCCCGGCCTTGACCGAATGGACAATGGGATCTTTGAAGCTTGCCAATTATGAAGACATCATCTTGAACAGCAATGCCTATTTCACCGAAAGGCTTTATGAAGGAACGGTCACCGAAGAAACCACCTTGGCTGATGGATCTGATTTCTTCCGGTTTGAATTATCGGAACGGAACGATATCGATAATGAAGCATTTTTCGTTTTCGTGGATGATCCTGATGGTGGTGGTGGATTTATACCGGGTGTCGATCCTTGGACCAATGTTCATGCCGGGCAGGGATTTCAGCTAAACGAACAGGCCTATTATCTGGAACACTTTGAAACCTTGATCGTGAAGTTCGATGATAACCAAAGGTTTCCGAAACCGACTGCTGATCAGCAAGTCCGGGTGATCTATTTATTGACATCGGGATTGTCTGCAAATGGATCGGTATCCGATATTACCTTAAGCAATTTAGTGCCACAATACGATAAGGTTGTGATCGATACAGGTGAAAACGTGCTTGTGAACGGAACCGATGAAGAAAGCATTGAAAGTGTCCGGGCAGCAGCACCATTGTTTTTCACCACACAGCACAGGGCAATCACCGAAGCTGATTTCAATATTTTGGTTGAACGATATCCACGATTTGATTCACTTTATGATGCAGTTTTGTGGGGGGGTGAAAAAGAATTCATCGATGGATTTCAAAGGGTTGTGGAAACCGGACCAAAAACAGAATTCCCATTCATTGATTTAGGGCATGTTTATATGACCGGGCTGAAATTGGACTTTGAATATTTGGATGATACCGAAATTCAAGATCTGTTGGATTGGTTTGAAAACTTCAGAATAATCACCATATTTTTAAGATATATTCATCCACAAATTATCAAGATCCTGCCAACCGTGGACATCAAATTCAAATCGGTCCTGAACTTGGATGCCGATGGAATCAAGGCGCAGATCGATGATTACCTTGACACACAGGAAGGGTTCAATAAAAACTTTCACCTTTCGAACCTGATCAATTTTGTTGATGATATCAATGAAGTGATCGAAACTGCAATCACCTTTGCTTCGAAAGTCACCGTGAAATATCCGATCAATACTGTTGAACCGGAAGAAAACTTTTTGTCTGTGCGCCTTTGGAATGCCGTGGTGGAAAATTCTATCGTGGGCGAAATTGGAGCATTTCAGGTGATCGATGTTCCAACTATTGTTCCGGGCATGGGTGATTTAATGTGGAATTCAAATGCAGTTGGAACAGTCAATTATGAAACCGGATGGTTGACCTTCGATTATGACTTTGGATTTCAACTTCCTTTGGATGGTGTGTTCGATGTCAATTTTGAATATGCTGATAACCGCACGATCCAGTTGAATCGGGAAAGCTTCATGGAATTTGAACCAATCGTGGTAATTGCAAACGAATTTGAAGAAACGGAATAATGGACAATCGATATAAAAAATTACAGTATATAACCGATGCCCTGATCACACCGTTTATCAAGTCGAACCATCCGAAGTGGGTTCAGTTCATCCGGGCATATTTGGAATTTCTGGATGAAAATGCAATCAACCGGGTTCTGAATATTTTGGACAATATTAATTCGAACACGATCTATTCAGAATTGTTGGATGATTACCTTGATCAGATGTTGCGTGATGTGATCGACCTTGATCGATATGGGTTGGATGAACCAAATAAAAAGCTGTTTGTTGCTTTGGCTGAATTCATCCATAACATGAAGGGGAACCGAAAGGCATTCAATTTTTTATTTAATTCATTCACCAATTTTACGATCCCAACAGAAACGGGTGATATCGGAATCGACAAGGTTGCCATTGAACTTATTGAAAATGAAGATTGGTGGATACCGGGAATATTTCATTTTTACGATGCCGAAATTAATTATGATGGATCAAGCATTTATGAATTCGATGCAGGAAGACCGTTCACATATATTTTCAAGGTGGACCAACCGGAACCCACGATTATTGACCTGATCCGCAAAGTGCATCCTGCCGGGTTCTTAAGACTATTCCTGATCGAAGTGCATTTTGAAGATGAACTTCAGGTCACCGATGAAATGGACCTGCTGACCACACAAACAACATATGAACATTACTATAACGGCAATTACGATTACGATGCAGAATTTGAATCACCTGCAACTGTTGTGCATCCATTTACCTATGATGGACAAACAATTGTGGAAGAAAACTTTTAAACGGTAAATAGTATAAGGAAACCAGATGAAAACAAAAGATTTCATTCCCGTGAAAGGATCATTTCATTTAAAGATTTTCCAGATCGTAAATCCAAAGACCGGGAAGAAAATTCTGATCGAAGATTATACCGATGAAAATAAGGTTGTGGATTTAGGCCGGGAAAAATTAACTTTCCTTTTGGGCAATGTACCGGGTTTTCATAATGTGAATCTGGTTGGTGTTGGTGAAGACAATACCACACCAACTGTTGCCGATACCGGGTTGACAAACCCATATATTAAATCCATTGATTCGATTGAATACCCTGATCCAACATCGATCAAGTTTCTTTTTGAATTCGATTCGGGTGATGCCAATGGACTGATCATCGGTGAATTCGGTTTGATCCATGCAGACAATACTTTGTTTGCCCGGAAGGTTCGTGATTTCATCGAAAAACGTGTTGACATAATTATCCAAGGTGATTGGATAATCCAATTTATATAAGGAGTTAAAAAATGGGAATCATTGCTGAAACACCCACATGGGAACCAACAATTTATTCATTAGAAACAACCGATCCTGTTGAAGGTGGTGTCACCGGGATATCAAACAGATCCCGGATCGAACTTACCAACCGGACTGCAAAGATTAAAGATGTTTTGAATAAGCATGGAATTGAAGTTGATCCTGCTTCTGCAATCGGGTTCACCGGGCAATGGATTGATGTCGATCCAACCTTTGAAGGATCTGTGATTAATAGTGATGTGGTTTATTATAATATTGGTAATGCCCGATATGAAAAAGCCTTGGCTGATGGAACCACAAAACAGCATTTTGTTGGGGTTGCCGATATCACCAATAATAAAGTAATTGGTGGTGGATTTTTAGGCAATCCGGTCATTGTCGGTGTGCCTGTGCAAGGTAGCATAATTTATCTATCCGATACTTTACCGGGTGTTATGACCACAACAGCTTCAGCAGTTGCCGTTGGGAAATGGTTATTCACGGGAACCATGATGCTGAATGCAGGGGTTGGTGGTGCAGGTGGTGCAGGTGGATCATATCTGCACGAACAGGACACATATCGAATGCTGTTGCAGGATTCATATTATAAAAATGCTTTCTTCGATCAACTTTTAGATGATATCTTTATCACGCATGACATGGAATTTGATTTTGGAAGTAATAAGCTTGAATTTTCAGCAGGGGAACAGGTTACTTCATCCGGGAACCTGAAAGATCCTTTGGTTGCATTGACCATTGATGAAGCATTCCTTTCGGTTGATATCGATGATTCAGGCGCAACCGTTTTTGAACTATCAGCAGATGGTGGTTCAAATTGGGAAGTTACCGGGAATAATGCAGTCCATTTATTTTCCAATACCGGATCGGATCTTCGCATTCGAATCACAGGTGGTGGATCGGGTGAAATCCGAAGTTATGGAATTATGTATAATCCCGATCCGCAATTGGCTACAAGCATTGGTATGCTTCATTCAGAAGTGGTTGATGATGAATCTGAAAAGCATCGGGAAATAAATGATTCAGGATCAGGCGCAACAGATCTTTGGAGTGCTGCAAAAATTAACGGATTAATTCCAGTTGGATTAACAAACCATCCATTATTTGATTATAATAGCACAATAGCAATCCGAATTGGTTTTGCGCAATGGCAGCATTGGGGAACAGTCAATCAGGTAGTTACAATGTATCCTGATACCTTCACATTTGGACCGGGGGGGTCAAATGGGAATTCAGATTCACTTGGACCTAACCAATGGCAATACCTTTATATCCGGGATTTGGATGTAAGTGGTCCAATAATTACCGATGCAGATCTTGTCAATGACACATCTGTGCCAACATATATTGCAAATAAAAATGCATTTATGTGGGGTGATAATAGATTAGTTGGTGCATTCAGAACAAATGTTTCAAGTCAAATAATTGAATTTTATCATATGCCACAAACCGGATTAATTGAATGGGCTGATGATGATTTTCTTTATAATACACATCCGGGGAATACCAATTGGAATGTTGCCGAAGTCACATTTGAAATGCCTTCATTGGGATCACTTTATAATTATGGTATTCAAGCATATGCAACTTTTCACACTTTATCAATTTCTGGTGCTGCTCCTGCAACTGAATGGTTTTATCGACCAACAGGAAGTGCAAACGGATCAGGTCAAATTCTTGCAAGGGGTTATTTCCAAACGGGTGATACAGCAGAAGGAATGGAAATGAACACAAGAATTGTAACCACTAATTCGAATGGTCAAATAGATTTAAGGGCAACAAATTCTGATACTGATTTATTAATGCGTATTTATCAGAACGGTTATTTCTTGCCAATACAGATATAAGGAGTTATAAAAATGGCTAAATTAAGTGACACCAACATCGATGTTGGTATTGAAAGTCTTCCGATTGGTTTTATTTTTCCAGTTGCAAACACCAATACACCACCATCGGGAACTTTGGAATGTGATGGATCAGAAATATCACAGACCACATATGCTGATTTGTTTTCCGGGCAACCATTATCACTTAGTTCATATTATGGTGCAGCAGGTGGTGGAAATTTCCGATTACCCGATTATCGTGGAAGGGCAATGCGTGGTTGGGCGCATGGAAGCACCCGTGATCCAGATCGGGCATCCAGAACAGCAGATCAGGCAGGTGGACCAACAGGTGATAATGTTGGATCGGTCCAATCTGATGAATTTGCTTCGCATACTCATGGGATTGCAGATAATGATAATGACACCACGGAAGCAGGTGATGGTGATAATGAAGCAAGACCGAATGAAGGAAGACAATCAACAGCTAGGGGCGGAAACGAAACCCGGATGAAAAATAGCAATGTATTATGGGTTATTAAATATTAAGGGGAAATGAAAAATGAATAATTACAGTTGGCATCCAGAAACATTTGAATATATTGGTTCGACACAATCACAACTTGATCCAATGGAAACCGAAATTCAGGGTGAAGATATTTTCTTATGTCCTACAAATGCAACCCATGATGCACCACCTTCAACAGGTGCAAATGAAATTGCCATATGGGATGTTGATTTGGAACAATGGGAAATCGTGTCTGATTTTCGTGGGCAGATATATTTTGAAAGGTATGGTGAACAACTTGAAATCTCAATCATTGGGGAAACTGTTCCTGTTGGTCCTGATTACACTTTGGAACCACCACCTGAAGATATTCGTAATCCGAAATTGCATTATGGTGCATGGGTTGAACGGTATCCAATGTATCAAGGTGCAGATGGTAAAACACATCCCTGTAAAGTCAAAGCAGATGTTGATAGACATACCCGTGAACGTATTGCAATAGCAGGTGTCGGTGAAGGAAAAGTAAAAACAATGAAGATACTTGCCGGGGAAGATGAATGTCCTGAATGGGATGAATGGTTGACTTTAAGACAAACATTGCTTGATGAAGGCAATACATTTTGCGCAGATAATTTTCCATCTTAAGGAGAAAATAAAATGGGATTAACAAAAGAAACTGCATCGGGTAAAAACTTCCTTGAACGGGAAGTGTCACAGTCCGAAGCAATAAAAGCTATTTCAGCAATTCAAAGCTTCGATACGCAACCGGGTTCAAATGGTGCATCGGGAAATACGATTTTCACACTTCCGTTTTCATATATCCCGGACACGAATACATTGATGGTTTTCATCAATGGGCAAAAATCTGAAGTGAAAGTCACAGCAACCGATGCAACCCAATACGAAGAAACCAATTCTTATGTAGTCACCTTTGGTGGATCATTGTTAGCAACCGATGTGGTTGAATTCATCATAGCAGGTGCTTACATCATCGAAGATCTTTCAAGCCTTGGAACCATACCACAAGGGGAAACGATTCTGTTCCAAAGTGATGTCAATGTTTTGGGATACACAATGGAAGTGGGCATCGATGATGAATTGGTTTACATTTCTTCAGGTGGTGCAGGTGGTCCACATCCAACAGGCACGTGGACACAAGATCTGCATAACCATTTGATTCAGGACTATCAAGGCGCAAACGTGTGGCATCTGTTTGATGCAGCCGGGGTTGGAAAAACAAAAGCTGCATTCGGTTATGGTTCATCGACATTAAGCCTTGGTATCGCAATGGGTGTTTCAGGTGGAAACCCTGATACACGGCAAGGTGATTTTTGGACCGAAATGAAAGCAACACCTAATACGTGGCGACCAAAAGGCCAAAACTTTACCAGACAAACGAAAAATTAAAAGGAGAAATTTATCATGCCTTACGTTCAAAGACAAGATGATGCTATTGAAAATGCATCGGCCTTACCGACAACTGAATGCACAGAATTCATCGAATATGATGATCCTGAATATCTTGCATGGTTCAAGCCACATTTGGAATCCGCATATGATCTTTCGGATTACAGATCCCAAAGGCATATCAATTACCCGGATATGGGTGATCAACTTGACATGATTATCAAGGCCTTAAAGCACCTGAAGGATACAATTGGTATCGATATCGGTTCTGATGGTGATGCCTTGGTTGCCAAAGTCGATGCTGTAAAGGCAGCATATCCAAAATCATAAATTATATTATTTGAAAGGGAAATGAAATGCTTAATAAGAAAAAAGATGAACACCTAAAATTATGCCCTTACACCGGGCTGAAAAAGAAATGTTCACCCGATTGTATGCTATATCGGAAAGGCGTTTATGTGAATGAATTAACAGATGAAACCACACCCTTTGTTGATTGCGCACATAATATCATTGCCAATAATGTTGAAGCAATTCACAACCGGGCATACACTATGCAAAAGGAAGTCGGTGATTTGAAAAATGTGATCGGGCTGCAAATGCTTCAGGGGTTGGGTATGGTCCAGACAACCGAATTTATTAGGCAAGCCGAAAACCTTTTGAACAAAGGTGATGAATCAATTCAAATTAAAAAAACAGATGTTGAACTTATCCCTGAAAAAACCGAATGAAGTAACATATCATAATTGGTTTTCATTTCTTTAAAACAGATCACAGGATAACAACCAAATGTCAGAAATAATTTATTTTTTTGATAGTTTTAATGGTGAACGATGGAATAATTGGCCGAACATGACCGATGGATCGCTTTCACTTCATGCATGGTCAGGTCCAAATGGGCATACTCAATTATTAGATGATAATACTTGTCCGGGAACAGATTTAGGACCGATCAGCAAGGTTGAACTTCGGATATATGGCGCAGCAAGTGGTTCTGCTCCTAATATCGATCTTCTTACTTTACGACCAGTTTTCGGTGGATCAAGTGATGGTGATGATCATCAGATGGATGTGCCGGGCGGTGGAAGTGTCAACAAAGATTGGTC